ATGGTGCACCGATGACGCAGACATACCAGAGGGTCTTAGATCCACGGATGCCCCACCCAAGGAAAATGAGTGGGATACAGATGACAACCATTTCCTGCGTTGGGACTGGATAATGAATGAGATGATCTGGGCATTTGAACAGAAGCAACCTGATTGTAATTGGGAACAGAAATTCTATTCAGGCAAACATGATGTAAAGCATGTGCCATGCAGGTGGGATGTTGACGGTAAGGTTCTAGCGTATGAATCTTTGAAAGGTCCAAATGATACTTTCCAGGTTGATAGAGAAGGTATGAAAAAGCACCAAGATCGCATTGATAATGGGTTGAGATTGTTTGGAAAATATTACCAAGGATTGTGGGATTGATATGAACAAATATACCTTCACGTGTGAGGACACAACATCGGGACGAAGTATTAAGAATGTAGTTGAGTTTGATGCAGTGACTATCAGTGAGATTATTCCAGAGTTTGAGAAGTTTTTGTTGGGAGCGGGTTATGTATTACCAAAGGGAGTTCATATAGGATATGTAGAAGAAGATATTTGACTTTAATTTAACAATAGCGTAAAATAGTATTTTGATGGATGTAAAATTTTTAATTATTATATGAGGTGATGTTATATGGATACTACTACAGAACAATCAATTGGAGTCCGAGAAAATGAGTTGCTCAATATGCTGCGCTCTAGTGATGAAGGAATTTGGGTCAATTTCGAAAAGAAAGATGGTTCGGAAAGGGAAATGCTATGCACCCTCAACGAAACACTTATCCCCGTGGATAAGCTACCAAAGACATCCAGTGAGACCTCTCCCAGCACTATTAAACCCACACTTCCAGTTTTTGATGTAAACCAAGGAGAGTGGCGCAGTTTCCGTTGGAATTCAGTAAAAACAATCAAAGTGAATGGAGTATCATATGACTATCAGTAATCCCGTAGACCGCAAGAAAATTCTAGACGCAATCACCGAAATTTCCAACAGTATGACGCGCATCAGTGCTGAGCGAGATTTTATCAAGGACGCAGTTACAGACGTGTCCAACAAGTTTCAAATTCCCAAGAAGATCGTAGCAAAAATGGCACGAGTTTATCACAAGCAGAGTTTCAACGCAGAATCAGAGCAGAATTCTGAATTTGAGTCACTCTATGAAGAAGTGGTTATAATTCCTATTAAATAAAGTTTACTGTAATGGTAATATAGCGTACGATGCAATTTGTGGGCTAAGACTAACTATATCATGAGGAAACGTATATGTCGAGTATCAAGGTAGCAGAACTATTTTACTCAATCCAGGGTGAAGGAAGGTACATGGGAGTGCCTAGTGTCTTCCTAAGAACCTTCGGCTGTAATTTCACCTGTAGTGGATTTGGTAGACTGCCAGGTGACCAATCTCCATTAGAATATCTACAAATAGACCCATCGAAGTACACCAACTACAATGATTTGCCTTTAGTATCAACGGGGTGTGATAGTTACGCGTCTTGGGATCCACGGGCCAAGCATCTATCTCCAATGATGTCAACTGACGCTATAGTTGATCAGATCATGGAGATTCTCCCTTTCCAACAATGGGAAGAAGAGCATCTGGTGATAACTGGTGGAGAGCCTCTACTAGGATGGCAACGTGCATATCCAGATCTTCTTGATCACCCTAAGATGCAAAGTCTCAAGGAGATTACGTTCGAGACTAATGGCACTCAACGGTTGAGTGCTGACCTAAGAGATTCTCTTGGGAAGTTTACTGGCGAGCGGCGGTGGAATGCACTAACATTCTCAGTTAGTGCAAAGTTAAGTTGTTCTGGTGAAAGTCGTGAAGATGCAATCAATCCTGATATCGTATGTGATTATGAGAGAACTGGATACACCTACCTAAAGTTTGTTGTGGCCACTGAGCAAGATGCGAACGAGGCTTTAGAGGTGACTAACTTATATCGCATTGCTGGATTTAGAGGTCCTGTGTATCTCATGCCGATTGGAGGAGTGGAGAATGTATACTCACTGAACAATCGCCGTGTAGCAGAGTTAGCAATGAAACATGGTCTTCGGTATAGTGATCGACTTCAAGTCCCTTTATTCAAAAACGCCTGGGCCACATAATGAGATTTTTTATTGAAACGACGAGTTGTTTAGTGGGAGTGGTATGTTGGCTAGCAGGAATAGGTTTGGCTCAAGGGGTTTGGAGTACAATTTTTGCTGTATTAATAGTTCCTTATGCGTGGTATCTAGTAGTAGTTCGCCTGATGCAAAATATGGGATGGATATAGTATGGATTCTATGATTAAGTTCTCCTATGAGGACATCCACCAGCACACATTATCCCTAATTGATAAGATTGTGAACCCTGGTATTTATATAGACTACATTGCTGCTGTGTCACGTGGTGGGTTAGTTCCTGGTATCATCATGAGCCATCACTTAGGTATTCCTCTCATTCCAGTACAATGGTCCACTCGTGATCATACTGCTCGAAATCATGACTCTGTTATAGCTGAAGATCTTGCCTCTGGATCGACAATCTTGTTGGTGGATGATATCAATGACAGTGGCCAAACTTTTGTTGAGTTAATTGCTGATTGGGAGTATAATGATCAATGTCGGGGTAAGTTGATAACAGCGACATTATTCCAACGATATTCCACACAGCATCCATCCAACTTTTACGATAAACTAATTGAGACTGATAACTGGATTCAATTCCCATGGGAGAAATAATATATGAGTAAAAAATTCTATTCAACAAAAACGTATGGTAATGACCGAGGCCTGAGTTGTTGTTTCAGGCAATGGCGTGCTACTCATAGTCATTGTAGTTTGTTGCATGGGTATAGTATTGGTGTCAAGGTCATCTTTGAATGTGATACATTAGATGAACGCAATTGGGTTATGGACTTTGGTGGACTCAAGGAATTCAAGGAGTGGTTAGAGCATATGTTTGACCACACACTACTAGTTGCTGAAGATGATCCACAATTAGACAAAATTGTGGCTTTGGGGTGGCCGACCCACACTGATGTACCTTACAACCCTTACCACGGATCAGGCGAACTACTACTAGATACCACGCATAAGGAACTATTAATACAGCAAAAATTGTACTCCAAACCCCTTGAGCCAAACCTATTCCCCATTGCTGATATTAGAGTAGTGCCTGCAGTTGGATGTGAACGGTTCGCTGAACTAGCGTTTGATCGGTTGTCTAAGATATTAGCTGAAGATCTGGCTGCTGGAACACTACTGAACCCCACAGTACGTGTGAAATCGGTGGAAGTATTTGAACATGCGGCAAACAGTGCTATTGTGGAGAGAAATTAGTTGATAGTAATAGGTGATTGCTATACAATAGGCTTATTGGTATATTATACGAGGAGTGGAGATGTCTGAAAAATCAGTTTCAGAAGTTATAAAGGGTAGGTTAGTTACCAATAAAGTTCGCTATCATGCTTGTGATAATATTAGCGATCATATTGAGCCTGGTGAATTAGATCAATTAGTGAGTGAGGTTCAGTATAAGTTCCAGGGAGTGTTAGACTCATTGGTAATTGATACTGCGAATGATCCAAACTCAATGGATACTGCCAAGCGTCTATCGAAAATGTATATTAAGGAATTGATGTCTGGTCGGTATCACAAAAAACCAAAGGTAACGGCATTTCCAAATGAAGGACCCAGTCGATTTGAAGGTCTGTTGGTGGTTCGAGCAGAAATAACTTCAATGTGTTCTCACCACCACCAACCTGTACGAGGAGTGGCTTATATTGGAATTATTCCTACAGGCGAAGTTATTGGGTTATCAAAGTACATTCGAATTGCTCAGTGGTGTGCCAGACGAGGTACTCTCCAAGAGGATCTCGTGAATATGATAGCAAGAGAAATTATGGAAGCTACTGACACAGAGAATGTTGCGGTGTATATTGAAGCCACCCATGGCTGTGTCACACACAGAGGAGTAATGGCCCACAATTCACTGACTCAAGTTGCAGTCTGTCATGGATTATTCCATAATGACTCAACCAAGTCAGAATTCTACAACCATATAAAAATGCAGGCCGCAAATGCTAAATAGTGGAGATCAAATAATGGAACAACGTATTAAGCTTCATCGTAACATGACCTTTATTAAAGTTCGAACAGAATTTGAAGGGTTTCACTTTTACCCCAATGCGGGAGCAATTGACCCTCGTATTCAATTTC